GGATAAAGTATGAACGATTTATTTGAATTTGAAAAATTTGCTACAGTTGATGTGGTAGATACTTACTTGGTTGAACAGGTAAGTAAATTAATGGAGATGGCTAATGAACCAAAAGAAAATGTTTCAGGTTCAGGAAAGGCTAGACAAGACAATCAGCAAGGAACAAGATTTGTTGATTCGCCTTTCAAAGCTGAAGCAGAAAAAGAAGAACTTGCAGTTTAAAATGCATATGTTGAAATATCATCAACCAGTTCTTTAATTAAAACGAGAGAGGACACATGAAACTAAAAATGCTTATTACTGTAGGAGTTTTTTGCACTCTATTACAAAGTTGCACGTCATATCGTCCAGTTGTGGACACAAAAGGCAGATCAGGAACATACGATATTAGCAGATCAGATGAGATTACAGATGATTTAATTACCTGTAAAAGCTTATCTAAAGAAAATACCAATATGCTAATGGAGTCAGGAAAATATGTTTGGAACTTTTACTTTAGACCAGCAACATTATGGTTGAGTCCAAAAGCAGAATATGATTACAATAAAATATATAAAAATTGTCTAACAGGGAGAGGTCACAATGTTATTAGATAAATCTAAAAAATATCAGTATTTATTACTTAAAGAAAAAATAAATCATAGGAATACTAAAGATGAATATTCAAATTTGAATACAGAATATTGGGACGAAATAGGTTCAGGAATGTGCAAAGAACAAAGAACCGAATGTGATGAAGCGAATGAAAAAAGTGAGGAAAGAACTGCCCATTTAAAACAATGGTTAGATAAAGTTAACAAAAAATACAAGTATGCTTAAAAAAATTCGTCATAAGGTAACAATGGTTTGTGGTAGGTGTATTAAAGAACACGACAAACTTGCTTACTTTTCTGCGGATAGCAATATGTACGACAATTCACTACTTTGTAGGAAATGTTTTATGGTTGCTTTTAATTTACAAACAAATGAACAAAAAAAACAATGGAGATTTTATGGCCAGATGGATAAGGGTTGATGAAAGCTTGGAAGAAATAAATCTAAGCATCAGCAATCTTGTTAGCAAATGGAATGTGAGCCAAGAGGATAACGATAGGATTTTTGATAAAATCGTTGGCTTACAATTGAAGAAGCTTAGAAAAATGCGTAAGAAAACGCAGACTAGAATAGCGAAAAGAATATACCCAAATATTACATTTCAACAGGTTCAGAAATACGAAAAGGGTACAAACGCTATATCTTTAATTAAACTATTGAAATTATGTGAATATCTTGAAGTTGATATTGACTATTTCTATAAGCCTATTAAAGATGTTGGTTATAAATTTAATTATAAAGGAGAGAGAAACTATGACGACAGTTCAATTAGAACACGGCCACACAATAACATTTAATTCAGAGTCTCATAAATATATTAAGGACAATGAATATATTGTTGGAATGAGTACAATTCTTGGTAAGTTAGCAAGTCCAATGTTAGAGAATTGGAAAATCAATAACATGGTAAATGCAATCAAAAAAGAAATGGAACGAAACGATATTCCTTTAGATAAGATTGAGAGTATCGTTATTAGTGCAAAAGCTAACGCACAGAAACAGGGAGATAATATTTTAAATATTGGTTCTATGGTTCATAAATACTGCGAGATGTGGTTGAAGAACGAAAAATTTACTGAACCAAGTGATCCTGTAGTCAAAGGTTGCTTTGATAAATTTAAAAGATTTTGGACAAAACATAAACTAAAAGTTGTTGAGTCTGAAAAGATTTTATATTCAGAGAGAGGGTTTTGTGGAACTTTAGACCTAGTTGCTAAAGACAAAGAAAACAATCTCTGGCTCATAGATATTAAAACATCTAAAGGTGTTTTTCTAAATATGGTGCATCAATTACATGGATATAAACTTGCCTATGAAGAACAGACAGGCAAAAAAATAAACAAAATGTATCTAGTAAGATTACCAAAAGATAATGCAGACTTTGAAGCTAGACACATTTTATATAAAAAAGAACATTTAAAAGCGTTTTTAGGATTACTTAGCTGTCACAAATCAGAATTGCTTTTTAATGAACAAGTAAGAAAATACAACCAATTGATGAGGAGTAAATATGTATCAAAAAAATAAATTCGATATGCCGTTTTGTGGGTTGAGTATGAGGTTATTCTCGACTGGTTACTCTAGCCCTAAATATGAATACAGTGGAGAAGCAAGTAAAGTAAAATTTACTTGTAGTTTGACCAAAAAGAAATATAGTCTTAGTCAGATTTCAGAATGGTTTATGACCCCAGAAGTTCAAAAATATCACAAAGCTGGTTATGTTGCAAAATACATGACTAAAACACAAGAAACTAATAATCCAAAACCTTATCAAAAAACTAATTTAGAAGAAGTATTTTGTATTGTTATGGTCAAGAAACAAGCACCAAGACCTAATGTAGATGGCATGAAGCCTATATCACAATCTATGCCACAAGTTGACTTTGATGATAAATTACCAGAGGATGCACCATTTTAATTTATGGATAAAAAATTTAGAGGAGATAAAGATTTAGAAATTATCATAGAACAAAAAGATAATGAAATTCTAACTCTAAATAACATCATAAATTTAAAACAAGAAAAGATTGATGCTCTTAGAAAACAAATCAATAGATTAGAAAAGGATGCAAAGGAGATGTTATTATTTCCATGATAGATGATTATGTAAGTTGGAATAGTGTAGAAGCTTATCGTAAATTAGAAAAGGCAAGTCAAGATTGGGCAGAATGGCAAAAGAAAACAATTGTATTAGAATCTGGTAAAAAGGCCATGTTCTCTAAATGTTTTCTAAAACACAAGCTAGAAACAAAAACAGTTATAGAAGCAGAACACAAAGCTAGATTAGATCCTGAATATACTGATATTGTAAAACAATATGCAGAGGCAGAGCAAGAACTAATCAAAG